GCGAGGATGCTGGTTCTCTGACACACAAAATACTTATCTGCATGTCAACAGAATTACTTCGTGAGGTTATCAGCCTTTTAGTTTCAGAGTCCGTCAAGGACGATGAGGGAAAGGCTGAAGACAGGGATCCTGAGCCAAAGACCGTCAAGAGAGATGGCAAGACTCTTACGGTATTGACGGAGCCTGACTACACTAAACCATCAAATGTGAGAGCTCAAAAGGACACTGATGAGACTGATGAAGTCTCTGTATCTGCAAATGTTGCAGGCGCTTCAGTACCTCTTGGGTACGGTCCAGAAGGAAGTCCACAATCTTCTCGTCAAGTAAAAAAGAAGAGAAAGAGTGTGACTGATGCTATTGGACGTGCATTTGGTGGTGCAAAACCAATCAAGCCTTTTTGACATACAAACCGATCTTAAAAATTTGAAAAATTCTCTTGAACATTTGAAAGTTGGAGGCTAATCTTTAGCTAACATTTGTGCAAGTGACATTTAGAAAACTAGAAAGTTGAGGAAAGAAAATGGCAATCAATTTCGACGCAATTCGTAAGAAGCTCAATAAGCTCTCGGGTCAGAACACAAAGCGTGACATCATGTGGCGTCCAGCTGAGGGTGAGGAAGCAACAGTTCGACTCGTTGCATTCCCTGACAATGACGGTCAGCCCTTCAAGGAGCGTTGGTTCTACTACAATATCGGAAACAGCCCGGGCCTCCTTGCTCCTTACCAGTTTGGTCGTCCCGATCCCATTCAGGAGCTGATCAATAAGCTTCGTGACGACACCGATAACAAGGAGTCGTATGAACTTGCGAAGAAGCTCTATCCGAAGATGCGTGCATATGCCGCTGTCATCGTTCGTGGTGAGGAGGACAAGGGTGTCCGACTCTGGGCGTTCGGCAAGCAGGTGTATCAGTCGCTTCTCAACATCATGCTTGATGAGGACTACGGTGACATCACCGATCCAAAGTCAGGCCGCGATGTGAAGGTCACGTGCTCCAAGGCGAACGGTAAGACGTACGCTTCTACAGATGTCATGCCACGTGGTAAGTCCTCTCCTCTCTCAGAGAGCCCAGACAAGGCCAAGCAGTGGCTCTCAAGCATTCCAAATCTCGATGAGCTCTTCACGGAGAAGTCTTACGAGGAGCTTGAGAAGATTGTGAATGACTGGCTCAATGGTGATACGACCTCTGCGTCGTCTGAGCTTGGCACCTCACGTGGTGAGTCACCTGTGTCCGCATCTTCAGATGATGATGCTCCCAAGGCATCATCGAAGGCAGGCGGATCGAAGTACAAGAGCCTTGAGGACGCATTTGCCGACCTCGAGGACGCCTGATACTCACACTTAAAGACTAGCTACTTGACACACCCCCGAAAGGGGGTGTTGTCTTTTCTATGAGCGAAGAGGGAAAAATGGCAAAGAACACAGAGCAGGACAGTTTCACAGACGACTTGATTAAGTCACTCAATAAGTCACACGGATCACGTGTGGCATACAACCTGGCGTACGATGAGTCGCCCACGCACGTGAAGCGCTGGATCAGCACAGGATCAAAGCAGCTTGACTACATTGTCTCAAATCGACGTGAGGGTGGTCTTCCTGAGGGAAGAATTGTCGAGATCTTCGGACCGCCTTCAATCGGTAAGTCACACATCGCCATTCAGATCGCTCGTTCCACCCAGAAGATGGGCGGAATTGTCGTCTACATTGACACTGAGAACGCGACATCTGTGGAGAATCTCGGACTGCTTGGCGTGGATGTCAAGAAGCGATTCGTCTATGTCGACACTCACTGCACTGAGGAGGTCCTCTCGATCGCTGAGGAGACTGTTCTTAAGGCGAAGGCAATGGACAAGGACGTTCCAGTGACGATCATCTGGGACTCTGTCGCTGCCACCTCACCGAAGGCAGAGCTTACAGGTGACTATGACAAGGACTCCATCGGTCTGCAGGCTCGCGCAATCTCCAAGGGTATGCGCAAGATCACGGGCGTCATCGCTAATCAGAACGTCCTACTTGTCTGCCTCAATCAGATTCGCACAAAGGTTGGCGTGATGTACGGTGATCCGACAACCACACCAGGTGGCATGGCAATTCCATTCCACTCGTCTGTGAGAATCAAGCTGGGCGCTGGTCAGCAGATCCTCAACAAGGACAAGGAGGTCATCGGAATTCATGTTTCAGCAAAGACTGTAAAGAACAAGGTGACAGCCCCGTTCAGATCGTGTGACTTTGAGATCCACTTTGGTATTGGAATCAAGGAGCACGAGCAGCTCTTTGATATCCTCAGAAAGCATGGTCCAGAGACAGTCGACGGCAGGACGATCGAGATCGGTGGAACTGGCGCGTGGAAGACACTTTCAGTCATCAATTCAGACTCTGGTGAGGTCCTCGTTGACAAGAAGTTCTACAAGGCAGAGTTCGATAAGATCATCGAAGATCCAGAGTACTCTGATTACATCGAGTATCTACTCGAAGCTGCGATGTCCAAGAAGCGCAGCACTGAGGCAGCTGATGTCGATCCAGAGTCTTACGAGGAAGTTCGCTCTATTGCAATGGAAGTTGAGGGGTCCGATATTTCACCTGAGGACTGATGTCTCACCCAATAATCATAGTTGATGGTCTGAATTACTTTACACGACACTTTGTTGTAAATCCCACAATGAGCCGTCAAGGACACCAAATTGGCGGCTTTGTGGGATTTCTCAAGGGTTTAAAGCTGTTGAATGACAGGCTAAACTCTCGACGTGTGATAGTGATTTGGGAGGGTGGTGGATCACCACGTCGGCGTGCCATATTTCCAGAGTACAAGTCAGGAAGGCGCCCTCAAAGGCTCAATCGATACTATGAGGACATTCCGGACACTTACGAAAATAGAGACTACCAGCTGAAGCTCACAATTGAGTCTCTTCGACATGCACCTGTGCAGCAGATCTATGTGTCTGACTGTGAGGCAGATGATGTCATAGGCTACATGTGCAGACACCTCTTTCCGGGTGATGAGATCGTTGTTGTTTCATCTGATAAAGATCTATATCAGCTGATTGATCATAGGGTCGTTCAGTGGTCTCCCGGTCAGAAGAAGCTCATCACACCGGAAGAGGTTCGAGATAAATTTGGCGTGTGGCCCACAAATATGTGCCTCATTAGAAGTTTTGTGGGTGATAGCTCAGATGGCATCCCAGGGATTGATGGTGCTGGCTTTAAGACTATGTCCAAGAGATTCCCATTGTTACAGGAAAAGCAGTCCCTGTTGATCCAGGATGTCATAGATGAGGCTTCTAGACATACCGGGACAAAGGTACAACTCTATAAAAACATTATCGAGCACCAGGCTATAGTGAGACGTAACTGGAAGTTAATGCACCTAGACATAGCAAATCTCTCGGGTGACCAGATAAAGAAGATAAATGACTCAGTGTCGAGTTATAGTCCTAAGAAGAACAAGATTGAGATGATGCGCCTCCTGTTAAGAGAGGGTGTGCAGGACTTCGATGTTGACTCATTTTTCATGACACTAAACGCCACAATCGTCTGAGGAATAAATGGAAGAGAACGACACAGGAATTGAGCTCGCGCTGAACGGCTCTTTTGGTAAGTACGGCAAGCAGTTTCAGGAAGGAATCTTTCACGGTCTCCTGACTGATCATCCATGGGCTGCACAGATGATGGAGGTGATGAAGCCCACCTTCTTTGATGTGAAGTACCTCGAGTTCCTGTGCGACAAGTACTTTCTCTACCACCACAAGTACAAGTGCTTCCCGTCGATGGGTCTGCTTGTTCCTCTGATTAAGGAGGGCCTAGCAGAGTCCAATGATAAGATCCTTCTTGATCAGACGGTGGATTATCTCCACCGGATCAAGACGAGTCCTAACATGGGAGACCTTCAGTACATCAAGGACAAGAGCCTTGATTTCTGCAAGCGGCAGGTGTTCAGGGACGCGCTCGAGAAGGCAGTTGAGCTCATTTCCACCGATAAGTTTGAGTCTGTCGTTGGCCTCATGAAGGAGGCAGTTGCCGTCGGCTTACCGAGCTCAGTCGGCCACGACTTCTTCGAGGACTTTGAGGCAAGATTCGTCAAGTCTCGACGGCAATGTTGCCCAACAGGCATTGCTCGACTCGATGAGAAGGACATCTTGCAGGGTGGTCTCGGACGCGGCGAGATCGGAGTCATCACAGCAAACACGGGTGTGGGTAAGTCTCACTTTCTTGTTGCCCTTGGTGCGAACGCAATGCGTGTTGGAAAGAACGTGGTTCACTACACATTTGAGCTGACAGAGACTGCCGTTGGCATTAGATACGATTCAAATCTCTGCAATGTTGCTTCCAACGAGGTTCCTGAGAGCAAAGACCTCATAAGAAAGCGGTACAACGAGATGGAGCTTGGCAGGCTCATCATCAAGGAGTATCCTACAGGAAGTGCCTCGGTGATGACAATCAGGAATCACCTGGAGAAGCTGATGATGAAGAACTTTATTCCAAGCCTCGTAGTGATTGACTACGCCGACGTCATGAGATCATCACGTCAGTACGATTCACTGAGGCACGAGCTTAAGCTCATCTACGAGGAGCTCAGAAATCTTTCCATGGATATGAATATTCCAATCTGGACAGCATCTCAGGCGAACAGAGCATCATCCTCTGCAGATGTTGTCGGTCTTGAGAATATGTCTGAAGCCTACGGCAAGGCGATGGTTGCTGACGTTGTCCTCTCTCTTTCTCGAAAGCCAATGGAGAAGGACAAGGGAACAGGTAGAGTATTTATCGCAAAAAATCGAGCAGGTCGAGACGGTGTCGTTTTCCCTGTTCACATTGACACAGCTAGGTCTAAGATTGACATACTCGACCCAACAGAACTGTCTCTCAACGAGACAGTTTCACAGGACGAGTCAACAATGAAGGATCTGCTTAAGCAAAAGTGGAAAGAAGTAAGCGGCAACTGATAAATCATTTAGGAGAATCTAATGTCTGATATTTCATACGAGTCTGCATTTAAGTCATGCGTCGAGTACTTTAAGGGGGACGAACTAGCTGCAACAGTCTTCCTTACGAAGTACGCACTTATGGATGAGGGAAAGCTCGAGGAGAAGACGCCTGATGACATGCATCGTCGTCTCGCGAGGGAGTTCGCTCGAATCGAGGCGAGGTATCCGAATCCAATGTCTGAAGAAGAGATCTTTACACTCTTCAAGGACTTCAAGTATGTAGTTCCCCAGGGTTCTCCAATGTCAGGCATTGGAAATCCACACCAGATTCAGTCCATTTCAAACTGCTTCGTTGTTGAGGCCCCCCATGATTCTTATGGAGGTATCCTCAAGACAGACCAGGAGCTTGTGCAGATTGCAAAGCGCCGAGGCGGAATTGGATTTGATATCTCGACCATTCGTCCAAAGGGAATGCCAACAGGAAATTGCGCAAGGACCACGGACGGCATCGAGGTCTTCATGGACAGATTCTCGAATTCGTGTCGTGAAGTCGCTCAGGGTGGTCGCCGTGGTGCGCTCATGCTTACGATCTCAGTCCATCATCCTCAGGTTCTCGATTTCGTAAAGATCAAGCGTGCCCTCACGCGTGTAACAGGCGCGAATATTTCAGTCCGTCTCAGCGATGAGTTTATGAACGCTGTCAAGCGTGACTCTGACTACGAGCTCAGGTGGCCTGTTGATTCAAAGACGCCTGTAGTATCTAGCAAGGTGTCCGCGACCGAGGTCTGGGATGCTATTATCGAGAATGCTCACGCTTCCGCAGAGCCCGGTCTTCTCTTCTGGGACACTGCTAAGAAGATGACGCCTTCAGATATCTACGAGGCTGAGGGGTTCGGATCAGTCTCCACAAATCCCTGCGGAGAGATTATTCTGTCACCGTACGACAGCTGTCGTCTCATGCTTCTAAATCTCACGGCATTCATTAAGAACCCCTTCACACCGCAGGCATACTTCGATCAGGAAGACTTCGGAAGAAAGGTTCAGCAGGCACAGAGGCTCATGGACGACATGATCGACATCGAGATCGAGCAGGTCGATAGGATTCTCGCAAAGATTGAGGAGGATCCAGAGCCAGCTGAGGTTAAGCGCAATGAAAAGAATCTTTGGACAAAGATTCGTGAGCAGGCTACAAACGGTCGTAGAACAGGTCTTGGTGTCACAGCAGTTGGTGATGCACTCGCGATGATGGGTCTAAAGTATGGTTCTGAAGAGTCGATCGACGCCGTCGAGGTCTTCTACCGTGAGATGGCTCTCAATGCGTATCGTTCATCCTGCGTGATGGCAAAGGAGCGCGGAGCGTTCCCGGTCCACAATCACAAGCGTGAAGTGGGTCACGAGTTCCTTGAGCGCATTTGGTCTGCTGATAAGACGGGTGAGCTTCGATCGATGTCCGAGAAGTACGGTCGAAGAAACATCGCTCTCACAACCACAGCTCCTGCAGGAAGCGTTTCAGTTCTCACTCAGACGACTTCAGGTATTGAGCCCGCCTTCATGCTCGCATACACACGCCGCAAGAAGATCAATACAGATGCAGAGCCAAATGCTCGTGTCGACTTCGTGGATGATGTTGGTGATAAGTGGCAGG